GGTATTATGTCAACAGGTCATTTAAAACAAAACCCATATGAAATGGATTTGGGTAAAAAAGGAACTGAAAATTTACATTGGTTATTAGGATAATTTTATATTTATAAGTTGATATGATAAGATTAATTGACCTTTTAGATGAAGACCTTAGAAAATGGTTTGGTAAAGGAAAGTGGGGTGGAAAAGGTGGAGGCGGATGGGATAGATATAATTCTAGTGGTGAAAGAGTTGGTAAGTGTGGAGATGGAGAAGAAGGAGATGCATATGCGGCTTGTTTATCATCTGCAGCAGCATCCAAATTAGGAAAGAAAGGTAGAGCAAGTTTTGTAAAAAGAAAAAGAGCAAAACAGAATGATAAAGGTAGGGGTGATAAAGGAGATGGAGGAAAAGGAAAAGCACCTGTAAGAGTGAGTTGGGATAAAAAGGGAAGTGATAAAAAATATAATCCACCTAGTTAATATGAACGAAAAGTGGACACAAAAATATAAAAGCTCAATTGATTGTGATAACCCAAAAGGATTCAGTCAAAAAGCACATTGTCAAGGAAGAAAAAAAAATGAAATGACAACAGAACAAAAATTAAATTTATTCTTAGAAAAGAATTGTCCAACTGACCCAGCAAAATGGTCAGCATCTAAATCTGCAGCAAAAGCTAAATTTGATGTATATCCATCAGCGTATGCAAATGGATGGGCTGCAAAAAACTACAAAGAAAAAGGTGGTGGATGGAAAGCTTGCAGTGAAAGTATAGAATTGAATGAGGGATGCTGGGATGGGTATCAGCAAATAGGAATGAAAGAAAAAAATGGTAAAATGGTTCCAAATTGTGTACCTGTAAAAGAAAATATTAAAGATATGAAATTAGTTAGTTTATTACCTGTAAATGTTTATAATGAAGATAATCATTTACCAAATCATCCTCAAAGAAGAGATGATGATAGTGAAATAAATTATGGCACAATTGAGCCGGATGAATATGATGTAGAAGATGAAGATATGGAAGATTTTATTTCATTTATGAGAGCATACGCAAAGGAATTAAATGAAGCAAGTTGTCCATGTGTATTTGAAGCAGAATATCAGGGTAGAGAAGTTAAGTTAGGTAAACCAATGCAAGGCGATGTAAAGAAATTTAAAGTTTATGTAAAAAATCCTGCAGGTAATGTAGTTAAAGTAAACTTTGGTGACCCTAATATGAGAATTAAAAAATCAAACCCAGATAGAAGAAGAAGTTTTAGAGCAAGACACAATTGCGATAATCCAGGCCCAAGACATAAGGCAAGATATTGGAGTTGTAGAAAATGGTAATTTGGTAATTACGGATTTTTTTCGTATATTATAAAAAATTTTATATAAATGGCAGATAAATCAATATTTAGTAGGTTACAAAAATTATTTTCAACAAACACCATTGTTAGAAAAACACAAGATGGTGTGAAAGTAATTGATACGGATGAGTATCAAAATATGACCACAAACTTAGTTGACCGTTTCATGAAAATGAAAGTGACAAACTATGGAACAGGTACAACACAATCATCTTTAGCATATCAACAAGTTAGAATTGACTTGTTTAGAGATTATGATTCAATGGATACTGACCCAATATTATCATCAGCATTAAATACATATGCGGATGAGTGCACTGCTAGAAATGAATTGGGAAATGTATTAAAAATTCATCATGAGGATGATAATATAAAACAAATCCTTGAAAATCTATTTTACGATATAATGAACATAGAATTTAATCTATGGCCATGGACTAGAAACTTAGTTAAGTATGGTGATTTATTTTTACAATTAGAGATAGCAGACGAATTGGGAATTGTTAATGTAATGCCATTATCTAATTACGAAGTTAGTAGAGTTGAACAATTTGACCCACAAAATCCACAAAGAGTTAAATTTGTATACGCTCCATATCAAAACCCAACAGGTGGATATCCACAAACTCCAAAGAAAGAATTGGAGAATTATGAAATGGCACATTTTCGTTTAAATAACGACTCTAACTTCTTACCATATGGTAAATCTATGTTAGAAGGTGCAAGAAGAGTTTGGAAACAATTGATGTTGATGGAAGATGCTATGTTGATTCACAGAGTAATGAGAGCACCTGAAAAGAGAATATTTAAAATTGATGTTGGTAATATTCCACCAAACGAAGTGGATAACTACATGCAAAAAATTATCAATGCATCTAAAAAAGTTCCATTTGTTGATGAAAGAACAGGTGAATATAATTTAAAATATAATATTCAAAACTTAATAGAGGATTTTTATATGCCGGTTCGTGGTAATGATAATGGAACCGCAATAGATACTCTAAAAGGTTTGGAGTATAATATGATTGATGATATTAACTACTTAAAAAATAAGTTAATGTCAGCATTACAAATTCCAAAAGCATATTTAGGATACGAAGAAGATACAAATGGTAAAGCAACTCTTGCAGCAATGGATGTTAGATTTGCAAAAACTATTGAAAGAATACAAAGAGTTATTGTTTCTGAATTAACAAAAATTGCAATTGTTCACTTATATGCTCAAGGTATAAACGATGATAAATTAACAAATTTCACATTAGAATTAACTATTCCATCTAAAATCTATGAGCAAGAAAAAGTTGAATTATACACTTCAAAAGTTGCATTAATTCAATCAATGCAACAAACAAAAATGGTTTCTAAAAAATGGATGTATGAAACTATTTTAGGAATGGCAGAAGATGAGCAAGATGCAGAAACATTGGGAGTATTAGAAGATACAAAACAACAATTCCGTTTAACTTCAATTGAAACACAAGGTGTAGACCCTGCTAAAGAAACAGGAGTTGAACAACCTACGAATGTAGAAGAAGAATTAAATAGATTAAAATCTGAATTAGAAGAAGAAGGAAAAATTGGTAGACCTAAAGACCCTGTTAGATATGGTAAAGATGACCATCCTGAAGGAAGAGACCCGTTAGGAATAAAAACTCTTAAACAAAAAGAAGGTTCTGTAAAATATAAACCAAGAGATTCATATTTAGAAATTTTCAAAGATATGAATGGAAATAAAAAGAAGATTTTGACAGAAGATTTAACAAAAGAGTAATAAACCGATAATTGAATATATTTATATCAGAATAATTATACAATTTAATGAAAAAAATTAAACATTCGAAATTTAAAAATACGGGATTCATATTTGAATTATTAGTTAGACAAATCACCGCAGAAGTAATGTCAGCTAATAAATCCGTAGCAGAAAAAATCTTAAAAGAATATTTTAATGCAAAGAAAGAATTATCTAAAGAATTAAAATTATACCAATATTTAATTAACGAAAAGTATAATTCGGAATCAAAAGCTGAACAATTTATCAATACAATTTTGGAAGCTAGAAAAAGATTAGATGAAAAAAAGCTTACAAAAGAAAAATATAATCTTATTAAAGAGATTAAAGAAACTTACAATTTAGATGAGTTTATTAAATCTCCAATTTCAAATTATAAAACATTAGCATCTATTTATAAAATATTTGAAACTGTTATTACAGATGAACAATACGAACCAACCGATATAGTTTCATCTAGATTTACAATTACGGAAAATATTATCAATACTTCTATTCAAAATAAAGATTCTAAAATGAAAGATGCTGTTTTAGAAGAATATAGAAAGCAAGATGAAGATTTAAGAGCAGTATCTTATAAATTATTAGTAGAATCTTTTAATTCAAAATATAAAAATCTTACCGATGAACAAAAAGGATTATTAAGAGAATATATTAATAACATTAATAATACCGGTAAGTTAAATGAATATGTGAGTAATGAAATATCTAAATTAGTTGCTGATTTAAAAGAAGTTGGCTCTAAAATTTCAGATAAAGTTACAAAAATTAAATTAGCAGAAACAATTTCAAATATTAGAAAAGTTAAATCTGTTAAAAAAATAAAAGAACAACATTTATCAGCAATGATGATGACATACGAATTGTTAAAAGAATTAAAAGAATCGATAAAAAAATAAAAAATGACAAATTATAGAGCATTTGATGCAAAATTAGTAACATCCGGTTCTGCTTCACTAATAGATAGAGTTTGGGGTGTGTTGCCTGTAAATGGTGTAACTGGAACAATTACATTAAAAGGTGGAACAACTATTTCATTAGCACACTTAACTGCAGGACAACCATTTCCTTGTTACGTTGAAAGTATAACAGTAACTAATGGTGGTTCGGTTTATGTATTAGCATAAAATTTAAACGGAGAATAAAATGCCAGCAGTAAGTAAAGCACAACAGAGATTTATGGGGATGGTTCACGCTACGCAAAAAGGTGACATGGAAGCACCATCACCAGAAGTAGCAAAAGCAGCTGATTCAATGTCGGATAAAGATGCCAAAGATTTTGCATCAACATCTCACAAAGGATTGCCTGATAAAAAAGAAGAACAACTTCAAAAAATTAAAGAAATCATTCGTAAAATTGTTAGAGAAAGAATGATTGATGAAATGAATACAACTGGAAATGTAGCTGGGTATAATACTCCATTTGCATTTAGTGGTAAGGATGGGGAAAAGAAAAAAGCAAAAAGACAAGCTGACTTAACAGGATATAGTGTAGTAAGTGAGAATCGTTGGTTGGCATTGAGACAAGATGAATCAACTGCACAGGCAAAAATAGGTAGAGGTATATCTAATATCAATAAACAATTAAAAGAAATGGAAAGATTTCTTAATTGGTATGGTAAGATTAAGAACGAAAGTGGTGTAGATAATAAAAGTTATTGGAAAAGAACTAATAATCATATTTATAGTATAAAAGAAAGATTATTATCAACAATTGTTTAAACATATGTTAGATAGAACAGGTAAGTCTATTTCTGACATGTCCGATGAAGAAAAGAAAAAGTTTTTTAATGCAGTAGATAAAGCTGCAAAAGCAAAGTCGGAAGGTAGATTAACAGGTTTGCCAGAAGAACTAACTGATAAGCAAAAACAATTGGATGTTGATAAAGATGGTGAAATCGAAGGAAGTGATTTAGCAGCATTAAGAAAGAAAGATTAATATGAATAAAGGATTATTGATAGAAACGCATTTGTTTGAAGCAAAGCTTGTAAAAGAAGAAAACGGAACTTATTTAGTTCAAGGTATTCTTCAAAGAGCAGGTGCACCAAATCAAAATAACAGAAGATATCCAAAAGAAATCTTAATGAGAGAGTGTGAAAAATATAATCAACTCATCAAAGAAAGAAGAGCATTGGGTGAATTAGACCATCCAGATTCTCCTGTAATCAATATTCGTTTAGGTATTTCTTCAAGAGGATTAGGCTCGGTAAAAGAATTGAGAGATGGAACCGTAATGGTGCAAGAAGATTTTGAGTTAGTAGGTTGGGATTTTGTTTCTAATCCATCTACACATGGAGCATTTATGGCACCAATAAATGAATCTAAGCAATGGAAACAAATTGCAGATGAATGTGGAAAGTGGTGTAAAGCACAAGATTTAATGAGAGAAATCATAATTGAATTAAACTAATATGGCAAAGTTAATAAACTTAATACCATCTAATTATACAACAGCAGAAGTTCTTTCAAAGGAAGAATTTAATGAAGAATTGGAAGATATGGATGTCAATTTACCTTCTAAAGTGGAAAGATTTTTAGATAGAGCATTGCAAGTTATTAAATCATATAACTTACCAAGAAAAAAAGAACAATTAGTAATTGCAAAAATGGTAGATGCATTAGGAATGACACCATCAGATTTACAACAGGCAGTTGCTAAATTAAAAAAATATAAAATTGTAAAGAGATAATTTATGATAAAGTTAAAAGATTTATTAAAAGAAGAAGAAGATTTTCAACAATTACCTACTGAACTAAAAAAACATTTTTTAGAAATAATTTCAACTTATGGTCAACATAGAGAAGGTATGAGTAGAAAATCTGATATTATGCAAATTGCAGAAACATTGGGTGGAATAGCAGATGC